CTTGTACCATGGTTTTCCCTTCAGATTCATTGACTGAGCCAAGAGCACGACTAGAAATACCAAGCTTAACGCCGTCAGATACAAGTTGTTGTAATATTTTTCCAGACGGTGTATTAAGTACTTTGACTTTTCCCATAACATTATTTCCGTCCCACCAACATTCCGTTATCATATGAGAAGCATTTTTTAAATTGATAACAGAATCGTCTGGGTGATCTAGTTCTCCCAACGCTCTATTGTCTTTTACCAACATCATATAGTTTTTCATTTCTCTTTCTAGAATCTTTCTAGGATATACTCTGCCATTACCATTTTGTACTTCTGCTTCCTGAAGCTTGCCAGATAGGAACATACCACCATTAGCGACATACTTCTTCTCTGCTTCAGTCAGGAGATCTTGACATACTCCACCTTCGCATAATTCATAATACTCTTTCAATAATACTTTGCTCATAGTCAACACCCATTCTTGCAGCGTCTTACAGGCTGTAACATCCATCTAATCATTTTGTGACTCCTTTGTTGCCAACTTGTTTGTTGATGTATTGCTCTAAAAGTTTTTTATCCGCATTTGGATTTTCTTTAAGATACTTCTCAAGTTCTTCTTTCATTATTTGAGCAGCTCTTTTTCTAGGTAATGTAATTTTCATTTTTGATCTTTCCTTATAATTTTAAATCCATTGTCATCAAATAGCATGCATAATACATATGAAGTGCCAGATGAGATCCATCCACAAACCAAAAGGTTTGCTAAATTATACTCAAATGTAAATAGTTCAGTAAAAGGATTAAGGAAGAATAAAATGACTCCAACCCAGAATCCAGTGCACATTGGGCAAGCAAATAAATCATTGATCCATTTGAATGGAGTTTCCTTGTTCCATTTCATAATTGCTCCATAAACTAATATCTGTGTTAGTCCGAAGGCTGTCAAGACAAACCATAATAATTGCGCCATTAACTCTATCTCCTATAGAATCGATTCTGCATATATGCTTGATAATATATTCCCGGACGGATTGTTCCCTTTTCTGTGGCATGAGGAACTTCTCCCAAATCAGTTGATTGGGCGTCTGAAGGATCTGTGTAATACTCTTCCTCTTCTTCGTCCATCTTTTTCAAGAATTCATATTTAGGCTTTTCGATTTCAATAAATTTGGCAATTGTAAAAATGATAGATTGCATTGGATCAACTGTTTCTTTCTCTTCTCCATCCTCTCCTTTCTTAGGAGTGGGAGGAGTTTCAAACAAGCCCTGTAGCGATGCGTATACGTTCCCACCTTGTACAGAGTCTCTAGCAATTACTCCCTTCTTACTCATAAAGTCAAAAAGTCTAGACTCAGTATCATATGTGATATCAGATATTCTGTCTTTCGGGAATGCAACAACTTTTTTCATTTGTGGCATGATGACAATGTCAATATCTGGATGATCATATATAACGTAATCACCACCAAGCGTCTGCCGGATGTCCAGAGAGAATTTATAATCTTTAAGTTTATTATTGCTTCTCTTAATTGCCTTATCGCCAACCAATACTCCAATAGACATAGCTTATAGTTCCTTACAAAATTCTTGAGTTTTCATTACCTTGAAAAGCATCTTATCATCGATGGGCTTTTTAGAAAATGATTCTAACATTTCGTGAAGCGAGTTGACTCTTTCGTTCAGCTCTGGGAATGCAGTCTTGTTCTTTTCAATGACACCCTTCATTCTAGATATCTCTTCGTTGATAGCAATCTTTAGTCCCATCCCATTGTCAGAAAAAGAAAAGATATACTTAAATAAAATATCTCTTTGTTCTGCCAACAAGGAATCATACTTCTCGTTAAAATTCTTGATGAAGATATTGAGTACTAGATTGTCAACAGGTTCTACTGTCATGCTGCTTTCTTCCGCAACCATTTCGTCAATTAAACTATTCTCTAAAATAACTCTACGCTTAACTGGAGTACGAATACTAAACAATTGTCCAATTGTAGCCAAAGACTTATAGTTGGGAGTGAAGTTGTTGAAAGTGTCTTTTCCTAGTTCTTTGTTAACCCTGTTAATAACATGAGTCTGAGTTTGAAATACTTGATCAGGGTGGAGAGATAAGTATGTTCTCTGTGCTTCTCTTAATATAGAGTTAGCCCACTCTGTGGTAACACCTTTGGTTTCCATTATAGAACGATAGGCGTCTAACTCTTCTTGAAGGATAGAGTTTTGATTGAAGTTTTCTCTAATGATATCTAAAGCAATTTCTTTTCTTCCTATGTCTTTAGAAAGAACAGCTTTTGTCATTTCTAAAATCAAAGTCTCGTATAAAAACGCAGTATTTCTTTTTTTGTTATATTTCATTTTTCTTTTGGCTCCATACTCTCTAGCAATATTTTTATATCGTGGCTAATATTAAATAGTTGTTTCTCTTCTTTATCGTAAATCTCTTTTTTGTCGACTTCATAGACAGTGTTCACAATGTTGGCTACTGGATCTTTAAACATTCTCTTCATCGGATCTACAACGGACTTTGTACTGTTTGTTCTTGCAGCTCTACCAGACTCCGAATTTTTAACTGCTTTGATCTTTCTCCTTCCTTTTCCATCTCCTCTGGAGACTTTACCGTTCTTGTCTCTTTCATCGGAAGATCTGTTTCCGGGTGCTGCTAATAAAGAAGATTCAGGCTCGTCTCCACCGGCAGCTTCATCGCCGCCAGCTTCTCCTCCTGCTCCTGCATCACCACCTAAGTCACCTCCAAGATCAAGTCCTCCTCCAGCGTCGTCACCGCCGCCAAGATCAAGTCCACCACCACCTGCTCCACCAGTATCTGGTGCTGAGGCTGGGATTTCTTCAGAAGCCTTTTCGAGCATTGAAGCCATCTTCTTATCATAGAACATTTCTCTTTGGTTGCGTAAGAATTCTTCATCAGACATCCCAAGAATTTTTTCAGAGATCCAACGCTTGGAGAAAAAGCCCTCTGTTGCAGCACCTGCAATGTCAAACTTTTGTTTCCAGTGTTCTAACTCTTGAAGTTCAGAAATCTTAGAAGGATTATTTAATATCAACTTAAAAGAAATGAGATCATCGCCACGATAACCTAAAGTATAAAGATGTACTAAGCCTATCTTCTCTAGTTCTGAAACAACAGAACGTTGTAATCTCTGAATTGTTCTAGCAAACCTGATGTCTTTTTGCGCTAATGTTGCTTTATCTTCTGTTTGTCCATCTCCCCTAGAGAGATAAGACATAGGAATTTTAAGAGCAGAGAACAATTTATCACGAAGATATTTAACATCGTCAATATCGCCCACCATTGCCCCACCAGGAAGGTTTTCAATCCTAGAGGAGTTACCACCCCTAACAGGAATAAAATAGTCCTCATCGACGGATAAGGGGTTATAACGTAGATCTACTCGCCCAGTCTTAGTATCGATCAATTGATTTCTTTTCATCTGGGTTGTGACACGTTGCATGAACTGCTCAACATCTTGAGGAGCAATGTTACCTACATCAATATAAAAAACTTTTCTTTCTGAAGATCTAACAATACGATATGCCATCATAGCATCTTCGAGTAGAGTAAGCTGTCTCCAGATTCTTCTAGCAGGCTCAAGAACCGAAGTTCCGTATGGAGCGTACTTATCGTTACCTAGGATTCTAAAATGAGCAACTTGCCAGTTTTCAAAGGTAAGTCCACCAGAGTTCCATTGGTATTGTATATAATTTGGGTTAGTCTTGTCTTCCCCTTCCATTCTTTCAATTTCGTCTGCAGGAAGAGATATCGCATGGCGAACACCCATTGTCTCATCAATGTCAAGATAAAGAAGAAAGTCTCCAAACTTACAGAGAGAACGACACCAGCCAAACAAGTTAGCATCTAAGTTAAGCGTTTCTTTATATAAATTGTCCAGTAAAACTTTAATCTCGTCATTAGGACACTTGATCCCAATCATTGGTGAAAGCATTGTCGAAGTTGTCATTTCATCAGCATAGATGTCCAACGCAGAGCAAATTTCTGGCGTGTATTCCATCTGATCAAAATCAGAATATCTTTCATAGCGATTCTGGTTCGCCATGATATTTGCAGTCATGTTTTCGTAAGGGTTATAAGATGTCTTCTTAAAATCTAACCCCATTGCTGATTTAAAATCGTACTTATCCATGTCAGCACGTTTATATCGTCTCTGCATTTGACTACGTCTATTTATAATAGGAGAAGACAGCAGTCTAGTCAATCTCTTATAAAGAGCGTTATCAGGGTTTCTTGTGTTTTTTATATTATTAGCCATAGTTTATCCTTTAAATATCCATCCAAATTTATCTAAATCACTTTTGTGTTGCTCTAGCCCTTTGTCATCAGGTGGAGCGAACGCAGACATATCTTTATTATATCCATGCTGTCCTTTAATGTTTGTATTTAGTAGAGTTCTGGTATATACCATAGAACTAAGCATCGCTTTTTGCAGTTCCTCTCCTCTCCTAGAAGCAATTATTGCTGTGTCTCTTACCCAACATCCAATTGCTAACGCCATCACTAGATCATCATTGTATCCTTTCATGGCTTGTGGTTTTCCATGATACCAAACAAAAGTCTTTAATTCGTTTAATAAACGCAAAGATCTTATAGTAATTAGTTTGTTTCTGAT